GAGGTGAAGCGGTGGTCGCGCACGTCCCGGATAGTCAGGACTTCCCCGCTGCCGGGTTCGTACAAGTCCTTTTTCATCCAGGCGGCCGACTTGGCCATGTAGTTGCTGCGGTCTGTCATGTTCGATGCTCCGTTGATGGTGATGGTTGGCGGAACAGATGATCTGGGGAAAGCTAGTCCCCTGCAATCACTTCCCGACGAACGGTCATGCGCATGGATGAACGGTTATGCACCATCTAGCGGACAGGGAAATACAGGGGCAGGGTAACCCGTCGCCTCCCCTCCCGGGGGGTCCGCTACGGCTCTCAGGGGCCGATACGGGGACGGGGTAGATACAGGCAGCTACTAGACCCGCCCGTGACGTGGGCCAGTCGGCTCCCCCAGGGGCTAACCCTGATGCGGGGTCGGTGGGTCTTTGAACGGTCGGGTTAATCCCGGCTGCCGGCCTCGGGCGCTTTCCCTAGAGACGGCACCCCCTGGCGACCGCGCATGACTGCTCTAGGCAGGCCGGGCCGTGAGTGGTATAAGGGGCTCACGGTGACTGGCATCTCCGAGGCTACGCCCACATTGGCGTAACCGCAAGCCCCGTGTCGGGCGATCGCTACGGCGGGGCTTGTTCTCCCGTAACAACAGACGAGACGCAAGATTCGGTCCTTCCCCCTGAACGTGCGTCATTTGGCCTCGGCAGTAGCACTATCCCTGCTGCCGGGGCTTTCTTTTGCCACCTGGTTCGCCCCGGACTGGTTCTGGGTGCAGAAAGTGGAGTCCCTCTCATCCCGGCTGGTGCTGGACCGCCTCGAGACCTACGACGGTCGGACCTGGCGCTTGCTGTGCTGGCGCAACCATGCTGAACCTGATGCCCGGGAGTACACAGGCGTAATCCTCCCAGGCGACGGCCCGGTGGCTACCTTCAAGCTGTCCACGGTGCGGGCAATATCAGCCGAGGACTGCCGGAACCTGCTGGAGTAGCCATGGCGGGCAATTCCAATTCCGGCCGGCTGGGCAAGCGGCGCGAACAGAACCGCGAAATGTGGCGGGACAGTATCGATATCGCCAAGTGCCTGGCGGCTCTGCAAAAGGTGGACGAAAAAATCCTGGCCGACCACCAGCAGATGGACAGCTCAGAGGTGGCCGCCCTGCGCTTGCTTTGCGATAACAAACACCGACTGCTGGCCAAGGTGCTGCCGGACCTGAAATCCGTGGAGCACTCAGGGCAGCTGGCCATGGATCACACCATCCGGATCAAGGTCAGCTAGTGCCCGTCATCGATATCACCTTCGAGGGCCTGCGGGACTGGCAAAAGAAGCTCTGGCCCCAGCTCAAGCGGTTCAACGTGCTGGTGGTCCACCGCCGGGCCGGTAAGACCGTGCTGGCCATCCTGTGGTTGATCTGGCGCGTGGCCCCGATCAAGAACGGGCGTGGGGCTTACTTTGCCCCTCTGTATAACCAGGCGCGGCGCGTGGCATGGGACTACCTCAAGCGGTACGCGGGGGCCATCCCGGGGACGGTGTTCAATGAATCCGAACTCAAGGCCACCTTCCCTAACGGTGCTGTGGTGTACCTGCTGGGTGCTGATAACCCTCATGCTATCCGCGGCATTGGCCTGGACGCTTGTGTGCTGGACGAGGTGGCTCAAATGGGCCCTAGTGTCTGGCGCGAGGTCATTCGCCCGGCGCTGGCCGACAAAGGCGGGTATGCCATGTTCATCGGCACCCCCTTCGGCATGGCCAACCAGTTCTACGAGCTATGGCGCGACGCTGACACGCTCCAGGATTGGGCGCGCTGCTATCTCACGGTGGAGGAAACGGGGTGCATTGCGCCCGGGGAACTCGACGCCCTGCGCCGGGAAATGAGCCAGGAGGAGTTCGCCCAGGAGTTCCTGTGTGACTGGTCGGCGGCCGTCAAGGGGGCCTTCTATGGCAAGGAAATGGCCGAAGCGGAGCGGGCCGGGCGCGTGGGGCGCGTACCCTACGACAAGGCTCTGCCGGTCCACACGTCCTGGGACCTGGGCTTTGCGGATACGCTGGTCATCTGGCTCTGGCAAGTGGCCGGCGCCGAGGTCAGGGCCATTCGGTGCCTTTCGTTTCAGGCTACGGCGCTCCCGGACGTGGTGGCCGAGCTGCGCCGCCTCCCGTACAACTGGGGGACGCATTATCTTCCGCACGACACGAAGGTCCGCGAACTGGGATCGGGCCGCAGCCGTGAGGAAGTGTTACTTGGGCTCGGGCTTCGTCCCACCGTTGTTCCCGAAGTGGGCGTGGCGTCCGGCATAGAGGCGACCCGCGCACTGCTGACCCGCTCGTGGTTCGACCGTGAAGGCTGCGGGGTGGGCGTGGAAGCCCTCAAGACCTACCGCACTGAATGGGATGACCTGAACAGGGTCTTTCGCAAGCAGCCGCTGCACAGCTGGGAATCTCACTATGCCGATGCCGCCCGGTACTTCGCGGTAGGCACCCAGGGCAAGACCAATGACTGGTCGCCCATCGACTATTCACGCTACGACAGGGCCGTCATATGACCGACTCCGACATCGTTGCCGAGCTGCGCCAGCGGATCACGCTCGCCCAGGACGCGGCCCCGCCGGCAGAACACTTCAAGGCCGCGTTGGACTACTACTACGGCCGGCCCCGCGGCGACGAGCTGCCCGGCCGCTCCCAGGTGCAGTCGCTCGACGTGGCGGATATGTGCCACGCGGTGCTGGCGCAGATCGTTCCCACCTTCACCAATGACACGGTATGCGCATTCGAGCCGGACGCCCCCAACGACGAGGCGCAGGCCCGGCTGGAGACCGATGCCGTCAACAAGGTCATGATGGAGTCCAGTCGCGGGTTCGTGGAGCTGTATTCCTCGGTCAAGGATGCCCTGCTGCTGAAAAACGGCATCGTGAAGGTCTACCTGGACGAGGAGGACGGCCGCCGCTACGTGCGAATGTCCGCGGTGGACCCGCTGAACTTCGTGGTGGACGGGGATGCGGAGTGCATCCTGCTGCAGTACGCCCGCCTGGTGGCTGAGCGCAAGGAATACACCCGCAGCCAGCTGCTGGAGATGGGCTTCTCCCGCGACAAGGTGGAGGAGTGCCAGGGCGATGACTTCGGACTGGCCCAGGAATCCGACGATGCCCGCCGCTACCAGGGCGTGAAGCCCCCGAATACGGGCGTGGGATGGGCTTCCGAGAAAGTCACGGTCTGGGAGTGCTACGCCCAGATGGGCGAGGACGGCAAGACCAGCCTGCGCCGTGTGCTGCTGTCCGGGAACACCCTGCTCCTGGACGAGGCGGCCGACTACATCCCCTACGCGACGGGCACGGCGTTCATCGAGCCCCACAAGTTCTGGGGCCTGAGCCTGTATGACCGGCTCAAGACCGTGCAGGACGCCAAGACGGCCATCCAACGCCAGTGGATCGACAACCTGGCCAACTGCAACAACAGCCGGACCGTGGTCAATGACTCGGTGAACCTGGAGGACTACCTGAACGGGCGTCCGGGTGGCGCGGTGCGGGTGAAGGGCATTGGCCCGGTGGGCGAGTCAATCCAGCCCCTGCCCGTGCTGGACGCCGGCCCCGCCGCGCAGGCCTACCTGGCGTACATGGACCAGGTGCGGGCGGATCGGGGTGGCGCGGCCCTGCAGATGGCCTCGGGCGAGCAGCAGCTGGCCAAGGCACAGATCGGCAGCATGGGCGTTGACCGGATGTTCAGCGTGCAGGAGCAGCTGGCCGGCATGATGGCCCGCACGCTGGCCGAGACCCTGTTCCGGTCGGCCTTCCAGCTGGTGCATACCGTCCTGCGGCTGGAGTACGGCGAGCCCATGACCCTGCGGCTGGCTGACCAGTGGGTGCAGGTGGAGCCGGCCCAGTGGAAGCCCCGGGTGCGCATCAACATCAAGGCCGGGCTATCCCCGGGCGAACGCTCCCGCAAGGCTGCCAGCTTGGCCATGATCGTGCAGCATCAAATGAGCTTGTGGCAGGCCGGGGCGGACGGGGTGCTGGTGAACCTACCCAATGTTTACCAGGCCATGCTGGACTGGGCCTACAGCTCTGACATTGACGGCCCCGAGAAGTACTTCACCGACCCCGCCAGCCAGGCCAGCCAGCAGGCCGGACAGGCCAAGGCCCAGCAGTCGCAGGCCATGCAGCAGATGGCCCAGCAGCTGGAGATGCAAAAGGTGCAGCTGGAGCAGCAGAAGCTGGAGCTGGACCGCTACAAGCATGAGACTGAATTGCAGTTCAAAAAGTGGGAGGCAGCCCTAAATGCCGAGATCGAAGAAGCCAAGCTCATTGGAGCAGCCACCGCCGACCTCCAGCTTGAAGAAGCCCGGGGACGAAACCAGCTGGCCGCAGCCCGTGAGGGCGCAGTTTCTGGCCCTGCTGGAGCAGGCGGAGCAGGAACTGGACTCGCGGCATAGGGCGAGCTGGATGCGGGCGCGCAACAACCCGATGCTGTACGTCGGCCGGGGCGAGGGCGTGAAGGAGTTCGCCGCCTGCCTGCGCCGCATGGTGGAGGAGTCTTGACGCATGGCAGATAACGGCGTAGATACTGACCTGTCGGACGACGGGCTTACCCATCTGCAGGAGACTGCAGCGCCCCACAGGCCCCTAGAGGACCAGATCGCCGACATCCTCCGGGGAACCTCGGCCCCCCCGGAGCAGGCGCAGGAGACTGCGCAGCCTGCCGAATCCCCGCCGGTAGAGATACCGGACCTCAAGACCGCAGCCGAGAGGCTCAAGGTCGATCCCGCGAAGCTGTACGACCTGAAAGTGCCCCTTGCCGATGGGACGGAGACGACCCTAGGCGCACTCAAGGATGCCTGGAAGCCCGCCCAGGAACTGACCAAGGCGAGAGAGTCTTTCGCCGAGGAACAGACCCGGTGGCGGACCGACCAGGAAACGGCCACCCGGGAGCTTCACGCCCTACTGTCCACCCTG